TTACCTCAACCACACTAACAGTTACGGTAGCAAATAATCTCGTTGCCGGTGATAGGGTATTCCTAGATTTCACCAGCGGTACCGCTGTGGACGGCGCGTACACCGTCCTTACTGCTAATGCCACCACCTTCACGGTTACTACGGCGGCATCGGGTACGGGTAACGTAACGGCCTACTTAACTGTATTGTTGGAAGCTGATAGCTATAATGCTGTGGCATACTCTATCCTTGTTCCCGGCGAAGGCATTCTAGCTGAAAATGGGATTTATGTAGGGTTGGATGCTAACCTAACCACTACAGTTTTCTACGGGTGACATATGCAAGCAGTCAAAGGCTTCGATATGGCGGGAAAAGGGGTCTTCATCGGCCTCCCCGCCTACGACTTCAAGGTGTCGCTGAAGCTTGCGGTCTCGCTTGCTCGCTTCGCGCAGCTGGCTCCTAAGCACGGTATCGACATCAACATCGGCAGCGTCTGTGGCTGCTCAGTGGTCTCTCGGGCGCGCAACCTGCTGGTGCAGGACCTGCTGGAGTCGGACGCTGATTACCTGCTGTTCATCGACTCGGACATCAACTTCGAACCCGAAGACATCCTGCGCCTGATGGCGTGGGCGCAAGACCCCAAGAAGGGTATTGTGGCGGGTGTCCCCCGCGTCCGTGACGTCAACAAAACCTACATCGCAAACCTCGACCATGATGAGAATGGCGAATTGACGATGAATGGTATGGGTCTTGTTCGGGCTACGCGCGTAGCTACAGCGTTCATGCTGATTCAGCGCAAGGTCATCGAGGACATGATCGCCGCGCACCCGGAGTGGAAGTACTACGACAAGCGCTGCGAGAAGACGGTCCCGGCCCTGTTCGACTTCAAGCTCACCGACGAAGGTTACATGGGCGAGGACTTCCTGTTCTGCGACCGTGCCCGCGAGCTGGGTTATGAAGTGTGGGTCGATCCGACCATCAGCCTCGGCCACATGGGTGTGCAGGAGTACACCGGTAACTTTGGGGACGACGTCCTCTACCCGATGATTGTTCCGCAGAAGGATGTAGCATGAAGCGCAAGAAGCGTTACGCTGATGGTGGTGGGGTAGACGAGGAACTCGTCGTCGAGGGTATGCGCCCTCAGAACTTCAACCTTGCTTCTCTGAATCGTGGCCCGTCCAGCGGTGGTATGGGCCCGTCGATGCCGGGTGGCGGCGGTGGTGGTATGCCCACTCCTACTTCTACTTCGCGTAGAGGTGCTTCACAGCCCGCTAATACCGTGCGGTTTGGTAAGGTTGGTACTGTTGCAGGGCCGGTGTACGGTGCAGAATACCAAGGTAAAAATTTCAATGTTGGTGCGGGTCTTGGCCGAGGACTGATGGGTAGGCAAGGGGCACCTATGTTTGGTGCCAACGCGAATTTTGAATTTGCCAAAGGCGGTAAAGTTAAAAATAAACCTGTCAAAAAGATGGCCAAGGGCGGTTCCACCGCCTCCAAGCGCGCTGACGGCTGCGCCACCAAGGGTAAGACTAAAGGAAGGTTCGTCTGATGGCTAAGATCGACAAAATCCTCGGCTCCATCTCCCCGATATACGGCATGGTCAGTGGAGAAGGTCTGTTCTCCAATACACGCAAGATCAGCCCCTTTATGCACGCTATTGGCGAAAGCGATACCGCTGCCGACAAGCGCCGCCGTGCGGCTAAAGCAGCTACTGGCGATACTTCTGCGGAGGGGGCCACAGGCATGAAGCACGGCGGCGCGGTTAAGAAGATGGCCAAGGGCGGCAAGCTTACCGATCTTACCGGCGACGGCAAAGTCACTCGGGCTGATGTTCTCAAGGGGCGCGGCGTTCCGGGCTTCTCCAAGGGCGGCTCCACCGCTTCCAAGCGCGCTGACGGCTGCGCCACCAAGGGTAAGACGAAAGGTCGGTTCGTATGAAGAAGGACCCGAATAACGCCTACGGCTCTAAGGCTGCGCGCGAGAAGGCTATGCAAGATGTTCAGGCGGACATTGATATGCGTGACTTCGCTGACGCCGCTCCAATTTCGTTTCGGAAACGAGCCGGGGATATTGGCCCGCTGACTAAAATGGAGCGGATGGCCAAAGATGACGTATATAAAAATCGCGTTGGTCCCGGTCGTCGCTTGAGTGAAGCAGAAGGTGATGCCACCCGCAAGCGCCTCATCGAGAAGTACGCCAAGGAAGCCCCTGCTTCAAAGATGCCGTCGATTGGTGACACTATCGCCGCAGGCAACCGCGCCTCTAAGGAAAACGCCAAGGACGCAAAGGCGGTTGCAGCGACAACCCCCCGCAAGAGACCGTCGATTGCAGCGTCCATGGATAGCGCCCGCCGCGTTGGTCGCCAAGAAGGTGATGAGATGCGCAAGATGGGTATGGCCAAGGGCGGCTCCGTCTCCAAGCGTGCTGACGGCTGCGCGGTGCGCGGTAAGACCAAGGGGAAAATCTGCTAATGGCTAAGACCCCGGCTTGGCAACGTAAGGAAGGCAAGTCCGAAAAGGGCGGGCTGAACGCCAAGGGGCGTGCGTCCTACAACAAAGCCAATCCGGGGAAGCCGGGGCTCAAGGCCCCGCAGCCTGAAGGTGGTGCCCGTAAGAAGTCCTTCTGTGCCCGGATGTCTGGGATGAAGAAGAAGCTGACGAGCTCCAAGACCGCCAACGACCCGAACAGCCGCATCAACAAGTCCCTCCGAGCGTGGAAGTGCTGATATGACCGACGACGCAAAAACTGCGCTCGACACAGCCTCGGTGTTCACCGTTGTCGGAACTTTAATGGACGTGCTTCCGGCTGTTGCCGCCATCTTCACCATCATCTGGACTAGCATCCGTATCTATGAGACAGATACGGTGCAAAGACTTCTCGGAAAGGACTAACATGCCTAGCAAGACCCCCAAGCAGAAGAGCTTCATGGCCGCTGTGGCCAACAACCCCAAGTTCGCCAAGAAGGTGGGCGTCCCCTCTAAGGTCGGTAAGGAGTTCGCTATGAAGGACAAGAAGATGGGCATGAAGAAGATGGCCTCTGGTGGCGCATGTAAGGCCGCTGGCGGTCTGGCCGCTGGTCACAAGACTGCTGATGGTATCACCAAGAAGGCTAAGACCAAGGGCACGAAGCCGAAGATGGCTATGGGCGGAAAGATGAAGGGCTGCTGACATGCGACCGAGTCGGGGTATGGGTGCCATAGCGGCATCCAAGATGCCAAAGGCGAAGACTATTCGTCGGAAGGATAACCCCGGCGAGGTCACCATGTACGCCAAGGGCGGCAAGGTTAAGGCGAAACGCATGGCTGAAGGTGGTAGCGCCAAGGACGCGTGCTACTCCAAGGTCAAGGCGCGATACAAAGTCTTCCCTTCCGCCTACGCCTCGGGTGCTATCTCCAAGTGCCGTAAGGTCGGTGCCAAGAACTGGGGTAACAAAGGTGGCGGTTCGTAAAACCGAGAAAGGCGCTTCGCTCAAGCGCTGGTTCCAAGAGGACTGGAAGGACGTCCGCACGGGTAAAGCCTGCGGGCGTCAGCCGGGTGAGAAGCGCGGCACACCTTACTGTAGACCCAGCAAGCGTATTTCTGATAAGACCCCCAAGACGTCGTCGGAGATGACTCCCACGGAGAAGAAGACGCGTATCGCTCAGAAGAAACGGTTGGGGCAGCCTCCGGGTGCACCTAAGCGTGTACAGGCAGCGCGGAGACAGAAATGACCACCAGCGGTACCGCAACGTTCGACCTTAACCTGAACGAGCTGTTCGAAGAAGCCTTCGAGCGGTGCGGTGCCGAGATGCGCACGGGCTATGACTTCCGCACGGCGCGGCGCAGCCTGAACCTGCTGACCATCGAGTGGGCCAACCGGGGGATAAACCTGTGGACTCTTGAGCAGGGGTCGATCCCCATGGTGCAGGGGCAGATCACCTACAACCTGCCTGTGGATACAATTGACCTTCTGGAGCAAGTTATCCGCACCAACGCGGGTTCGGGCCCGAACCAGATCGACATCAACATCACCCGCATCAGCGGCGATACCTACATTACGATCCCGAACAAGAACGCGCAGGGGCGTCCTATTCAGGTGTGGATCAACCGGCAGTCAGGTGCGACTACGCCAACGGGTGTACAGAACCCGCAGATCAATGTGTGGCCCGCCCCGGACCAGAGCAACTACTACACCTTCTTCTACTACCGTTTGCGCCGTATTCAAGACGCCGGCACCAACGGCCTCGTGACGCAGGACATCCCCTTCCGCTTCCTGCCGTGCCTCGTGGCAGGCTTGGCGTACCATCTCTCGTTGAAAATCCCCGGCGCGCTGGAGCGGGCTATCCCGCTTAAAGCCATGTACGATGAAGCTTGGCAGCAGGCTGCCGACGAAGACCGGGAGAAGGCCCCGCTGCGGATCGCCCCCCGTCAGTATTTCCGATAAGTTATGCTACACGGCCCATTGTTCTTGGCATGGGCTGCGGGGTTTTTCGACGGCGAAGGCTCTGTTTTCGTTGAGATAGCCCAGAACAAAAACACTCGGCGTAAAGTACGTACTTTGCTAACCGCGTCCGTTACTCAGACGTCTACCCCATGCCTGAACCTGTTTAAGGAGCATTTTGGCGGTAATATAGCGCCGATAACCAAGAGCCGTCGACACCACATGAACAACTCTGTCTGCTACGTGTGGCGCGTACGTAGTAAAGATGTGATAGCGTTCCTTGAAGCCATAGCCCCTTATGTGGTAGTGAAGAAGGAGCAAGTAGAGTTAGCGCTTCAGTACCCACTTACGCCAGCAGACGGCAGGAAATATGCGAGTCCCTATAACCCACTGCCTGACGAGGTCCATAACCGGCGTATGGAGATCGGGCAAAAACTCAGAGACATCCGGGCGTCGATGAAGACGGCTTCGGCAGTGAGGGAGGATATAAGTGCCTAATCGCTTTGCCTCCGGCAAAAAAGCTATCGCGGAGTGTGACCGTTGCGGTCAGCGCTACAAGCTGAAAGAGCTCAAGCAGCTCGTCATCAAGACGAAGAACGTCAACATCCTTGTCTGCTATACGTGCTGGGAACCTGACCAACCTCAGTTGCAGCTGGGTATGTATCCCGTGGATGACCCGCAGGCGCTGCGTAATCCTCGCCCGGACGTCAGCTACTTGCAGAGCGGCTTGAACGACAACGGCTTTCCAAGCGAAGGTAGCCGCGTGATCCAGTGGGGCTGGAACCCCGTGGGTCTCGACAATCCACTGGGTTTATCTGGGCTTCCAAATACGCTATTAGGACAAGGTCAGATAGGCACTGTGACGGTAACGACGGAGAACTAAGATGGCCAAGGGTGGTAAGACAAACGCGCAGATGCTGGCGATGGGTCGTAACCTCGCCAAGCTCGCCAACCAGAAGAGCGGCAAGAAGCCGGTCAAGGACATGGGTAAGGTGAACAAAAATGGCTAAGTTCAGCATGAAGATGGGTGGTAAGGAAGTTGGCCCCGCCAGCGTCTACGCGCAGCCCCACACCATGACGGGTAGCACGAGCGTCGATCTCGGCAACAACGGCTATCCAAACAACATCGCCAACACTCAGACCCAGAAGACGCGCGGCACTGGTGCGGCGACCAAGGGCACTGGGCATAGTACAAAGATGGGTTGATGAACTACGCTCAGCTCTTTGAGACCATCAAGGGGTACGTCGAAAACGACTTCCCCAACACCTCGTGGACGGATTCTGCCGGCACGGGGACGGTGACGTTTACCTCAACGGAGCAGATCAATACCTTCATCGTCAACGCCGAGGAGCGTATCTTCAACTCGGTTCAGCTTCTGGACCTACGCAAGAACGTGACGGGTAACTGCACGGCGGGCAACAAGTACCTCTCGGTGCCGTCTGATTGGCTGGCTAACTTCTCCTTGGCTGTGATCGACGCCAGCGGGAACTACGAGTACCTGCTGAACAAGGACGTCAGCTATATCCGTCAGGCGTTTCCGAACCCGAACACGCAGGGTATCCCGTCTCACTACGCCTATTTCGACGAGAACTCGTACATCCTCGGCCCGACACCGAATGCTTCTTACTCCGTCGAGCTGCACTATTTCTACTACCCTCCGTCAATCACGACTGCGAGCACCTCGTGGCTCGGGGACAACTTCGAAAGCGTGCTACTCTACGGCTCCCTGCTGGAGGCTTATACCTTCATGAAGGGTGAGCAGGACGTGATTGTCGGCTACCAGAAGCGCTACGACGAAGCGCTTGCTCTGCTGAAGCAACTGGCCGAAGGCAAAAACCGTGAAGACATGTATCGCAGCGGTCAAGTCCGCTACCCGGTGAGGTAAGCAATGTTCAACGGAATCAGTGGCGTCGGGGACGTGATGGTTATGGCGACCGAAGGGCGTGGTTTCACGCCCGAAGAAATTGCCGAACGCGCGCTGGACAAGATCATCTACGTCGGAGCGCAGGCGCACCCGGCTATCCGTGACCAAGCCGAAGCTTTTAAGGGCAGCATCCGTCAGGTGCTTGTGCAATACATGCACGAGGCAGTACGGTCGCATAACGTGACTCTGGTGAACAAGTTTAAACAAGCGGGTCATTCAGAGCTGATCCCGATCCTCGACGCATAAGGATACCCCAACATGGCAATTACCCAAGCGATGTGCACCAGCTTTAAGGCCGAGCTTATGCTGGCCGTGCACGACTTCCGCGTCACCGGTGGCGACACCTTCAAGCTGGCCTTGTACACCTCGTCGGCTACGATTGACGCGAACACTACGGCTTATACCGCTTCAAACGAAGTGACGGGCACCAACTACACCGCTGGCGGTGGTACGCTGACGCGTCTGGGTGTCGTGACCTCGAACAATACGGCTTCGACGGGCGTCGGTTTCACCGACTTCTCGGACCTGACCTTTGCCAACGCGACCATCACGGCTCGCGGCGCGCTGATCTACAACACCACGCCTTCGGCCAACTCGAACGCCAACACCACGCTGACCAACGCTGCGGTGTGTGCGCTGGACTTTGGTTCGGACAAGACCTCGACGGACGGTGACTTCACTATCATCTTCCCGGCAGCAACCAACACGACCGCCATCATCCGGATTGCCTGATGATTGAAGAGCTTATCAGCCGGGTGTTTTACGCCCGCAACGTAGCTCATTTTGAGCACTGGACCGCTAACGGCGTCGGTGCCTTCGCGCGTCACCAGTCGCTGGGTACCTTCTACGAAGAGGTCATTGAAGCTCTGGATAGCTTGGTAGAGGCATACCAAGGTGCGTTTGAGCTTATCGGCCCGGTGCGCGCCCCGAAGACCAAAGCGACGGACATCCAGCTCATCCTCGTCGAGGACGCAGAGTGGATCGAGAAGAACCACGAGAAAATC